CCGAGCTCAAGGACGACGGCACGTGGCAGGGCTACAAGACCGGCTTCTGGCACGGCGACCACATCGCCCAGTTCGCCGACACGGTCGTCGCACCCACCTGCACGGAGCAGGGCTATACGCACCACGTCTGCACGGTGAAGGGCTGCACCTATGCCCCCGTGGACGACACTTATGTCGCCGCCACCGACCACACCTGGGTCAAGACGCAGACGAACCCGCCCACCTGCACCGAAAAGGGCACGCAGTTTTATAAGTGCTCGGTCTGCGGCGCGACCCGCACCGAGAAGATCGCGGCCCTCGGCCATGACCTGAGCCGCTGCGATCTCCGGCCGGCCGCCACCTGCACGCAGCCCGGCCGCGCCGTCGGCACGTGCGCGCGCTGCGGTGTGCAGATCGACGAGGTCATCCCCGCCAAGGGGCATGACTACAGCTACGCTGAGACCAGCGTCGCGCCCACCTGTACCGAGCCCGGCCACTACAAGGGCACCTGCCCGACCTGCGGCAAGGACTATGACGATGTCGTTCCCGCCCTCGGCCACGACTGGGGCGAGTGGGTCACGACGATCGAGCCGACCGTCTCGACCGTCGGCTACCGCTATCATGTCTGCAACCGCGACGGCTGCGGCTACCGCGAGGGGGAGGACATCCCGAAGCTGCACACCCACACGTGGGATGCCGGCGTCGTGACGCAAAAGCCCACTGCGGCCGAGCCCGGCGTCAGGACCTATACCTGCACCGTCTGCGGTCAGACCAGGACGGAGGCCATTCCCGCAACCGGCGTGCCGGAGACCTGCAACGGCGGCCCGGCCTGCCCGGGCTACGCCTTCCGCGATATGCCCGCGCCGAGCATCTGGTCGCACGCGGGGCTGGATTACTGCATCTATCATGGCTATATTGCCGGCACGTCGGCAACGACCGTCACGCCGGACGGCGAATGCACGCGCGCCATGATCGTGAGCATCCTCTACCGCGTGCAGGGCGAGCCCGCGAAGGTCAACGGTTATGAGCTCAAAAAGCTCGCGGCGCCGTTTGACGACGTGGAGCGCGGCCGCTGGTATACCGACGCCATCTGGTGGGCGAAGCTCACGGGCGTCGTCTCCGGCATGAGCCCGAGCACCTTTGCACCCGACGATCCGATCACGCGCGCGCAGCTTGCGGTCATCCTCTATAACTACACCAAGCAGTTTGCGCCCGAGAGCCTGACGGAGACGGGCTCGCTCGCCGGCTTCCCGGATGCGGACAGCGTCCCGTCGTGGGCGCGCACGGCGATGGCGTGGGCCGTCGGCAACGGTCTGATCTCCGGCGTCGGTGAAAACGGCGTCTCGTACCTCAGGCCGGAGGGCTGCGCTACGCGCGCGCAGGTCGCGACCATTCTCATGAACTACGACAAGGCGCTGGGCTGAGGCGCAGCCAATACCGATAGAAATAAATAGAAACAAAAACAGCTCCGGAAGCGTTACCGCTTCCGGAGCTGTTTGCCGTCTGTTGAGTTTACATAATTCAAAACTGTTTTATTTAAGCTATGTAGATACTGCACTTTTCGTTCTTCTGATTTACATAATCATTATCCTTTCCTGCCGCGCAGCATCGCCGCGATCGTCACGGCGCTGTATCCGCTCTGCTGCCAGAGGTCGTCGGGCACCGTGCCGCCGTTGCGCAAAATGAGCGCGATCTGGCGCCGCGCATCGCTGCGCGCGGCCGTCTGTGCCTTGTCGCGCGCGGCCTTTTCCTTTTCGGCTGCGGTCTGCTCGGCCTTGGCTTTCTTGTCGGCGGCGGCCTTGGCAGCGGCCGCGTCCCTGGCCTGCTGCTGCAGCTTGCTGTCCGCGCGGTCGTAGGCGGCGTCGTCCATGTCGAGCAGCGCCGCGATCTGCGCCTTCGTCACGCCGTCACGGCTGTCGGCGGCGTCGAGCATCCGGCCAATGGCACTCAGGCGCGTCCTGCGCTCACCGCTGTAGCGCTCGTAGGCGAGCTGCGCCAGCTCCGGCAGCTTGCCTGCGAGCATGGCGCGGTAATAGCCGCCCGCCTGCTGCGAGGCCGCCACGGCCGCCGTCGAGGCCTGACCGCCCGTCAGCGCGGCCGCCTTGCCGAGGGCGTTTTCTGCCGCAAGCTCCGCCTGCCGCTCGTACTGCTGCCGGTAGGCGGCGTAGAGCTTGTCCGACGCGGGGTCGTAGTCAAACTGCTCGCCGAGCAGTGCGTCGAGCATCCGGTCGATCTGTTCGCGCCGGTCTGCCGTGCCGCGCCCGGTCAGCAGTGCCTCGGCCTCGCGGCGGTGCGTGTCGTCATAGTCCGGCACGTCTTCGATGGGCAGGTACTGCGCATAGTCACTTGTCTGTTCCTGACCGGCCATGCCCTCGCCGCGGATCTTCGCGTTGCGCTGCTGCTCATAGACGGCGGCAGCCGCGTTGTCGCCGCGCCGGGCTGCCTGCTCCATGAGCGCGGCGTAGTCGGTGTCCTTGTCGTATTTGTATTTTGTCGCCATAGGTTCTCCTTTCCTCAGTGCTGCGGTCCGGCGGCGGTCTCCGTGCGCGTGAGCGACAGCAGCCGCCACGCCCCCGTGCCCGTCAGCCGCAGGCGAAAGTGGTCGCACCGGCGCGGCAGCACCGGCAGGTTGACGGAGCGCTTCGCGCCCGCCGTCACGGCCGCGAGCGTGTGCCACTGTCCGTCGGAGTCATACTGCACCGCCGCTGTGATGCTTGTGCCCGCCTCCGCCTCCAGCCGCAGCTGTACGCGCAGCAGGCGCTTGCAGTCCGGGCTGCCGCTGACGAAGTCGCCCGTCTCGAGCAGACTCTGCATCTGTGCCGTGCTGCCGGTTCCGAAGCGCCAGACGCCGCTGGCGTCCTGCGCGTAGAGCGCGCCGCCGCGCCGGGCAAAGGCGCGCGCGTCAAAATCGTCCTCGCGGCTCCACAGGCCGCTGCGCGTGTCGTATGCGAACAGGTGCCAGGCGTTTTTCTCGTCGCGCGCCGAGAGATACCAGCGTGTGCCGTCCGTGCCCGCCGCTCCGTCCGAGAGCGTGCGCCCGAGCGTGTCGCCGATGCGCGTCGGCCGTCCGCACGCCGTGCGCGCCGGCCCGGCGGGGGAGAGATAGTAGAGCGTCTCTGCTGCCGTCACGAGCGTGCGGCCGGAGCCCTGCTCTGCACCGAGCGCGGCCGAGGCCACGAGCTGGAAGTTGTCCGGCCGCGTGCCGTAGAGCCGCCAGAGCCCCTCCGGCTTGAGGAACACCACACCGCTGCCCGTCGCTGCGCAGCCGGAAAAATCGCCCGGCGCGCCGACGTCCACGCTCCACGCCGCCGTGGCGACGGCGCCGTTTTCGTCCGCCTCGTACCAGAACCAGCTCAGCGGGTCGCCCAGCTTTGTGCACCACACGGTGTCGTGCGCGCACGCCCAGAGCCGGTTGCCGTAGCTGCACGCGTGCTGCGCGTCGGGCACCCGCCGCGTGATCGTCACGCCGCTGACCGTGCCCGCGCGCACGAACGTGTCCGGGTCGAAGATCAGCTTTGTGCCGTCGATGCCGCGCAGGATGTACGTGCCGTTATTGCGTGCGTCGCCGAAGCCGCTGAGCGTCACGGCATCGCCCACGCGAAAGCGCGTGCCCGCGCCGTCGGCCTGCAGCACGTTCGCGCGCCCGGCGTCGCCGGTGTCGTCGCTGCTGCCGAGCGTCACCGTGCCGGTCCAGCTCGGCTCGGCGCTGCCGAATGTGCCGTCCGCCGGCCGGAACCAGATCTTGTCCGGCCAGATGAGCACCGTGCCGCCGAGCTCGGCGAACACTTTCGCCGTGTCCGTGAGTGTGCAGCCCGGCACGGCCTCGCCGTTATGATACAGCGCCGTGCCCGCGCACCAGAGCAGCCCGTCCCCGGCCGCGAACAGGCCGTTCGGCTGCCCGGTGGACGGGTAGCTGAGCGTGCGGCCCGGCCGCGTCGCGAACAGGGGGCTGTCGGCTGCCGAGCCGTTGATCATTTCGTAAATGCCGCCCTCGGGGCAGGCTGGCCGGTGGTCGTAGCCGCCGAAGGCGGTCTGCACGTGCCGGACGGCGGCCATGCTCCGCGGGAATGTGGGTAGATGCATGCCTTGCCTCCTTACAGATCGAGCGGCTGCCCGTTGTGATACAGCGTGCCGCACAGGTCGATCTTACCGGCCGAGAGCTTCAGCTCCGGCACATCGCCGCGCGTCGCGGAGATCACTGCGCCGCTCTTGTGAAAGATGAGATATTTGCGCTCGAGGCTGTTCTCGCTGCCGATGTGCAGCGTGTCGGCCACGGTCGTGATGCCGTTGAGGTCGATCTTATCGGCCGAGAGCGTGACGCTGCTGCCGCCGTTGTTGATGGCGGCGACGATGGATGCCGCGTTCACGCCGTCGGCGTCGGCCACGAGCGCGATGCGCGCGCCCTGGTCGCTCACGGTCTGTTCGAGCGCGGCGACATTGCCCTCGGCCGACGTCAGGCGCACATTCAGGGCGTCGGCGTCAAGGCTCAGCTGCGCGATGTCGCCGTCGGCCCCGTCGATGCGCGCGTGGATCGGCGAGACGAGCCGCGAAAGCGCCACGGCGTTGAAGTTTTCCGCACCGAGGTTTGCCAGCGTGTACTGCAGCGCCTCGAGCAGGCGCGGCACAGTCTCCTCGAGCGCTGCGAGCCGCTGCTCCACGGTCTCATGGCCGGTGCGCTCCGGCAGCGGAAAGTCCAGCGGGGAAAAGTCCGTCATGCGTCACCGTCCCCTCCGCCGCGCTGCGACACGTCCGCGCGCAGCACGGCAATGGCCCGCACGAGAAATTGCGGCAGCGGCGCGCCGAGCGCCCCGGCGTTTTCGATCACGCTGCCGAGTTCCGTCAGCAGGTACCACGCCGTCACGAGCGGGCACAGCAGCACGTCATACTGCACGCCCAGCCCCGGTACGCTGCCGAGCAGCGACCGCAGCGCAAAGTCCAGCAGCGCCGCCACGAGCACGCCGGCCACGCTGCCGGCCTTGTGCCACAGCCCCTCGCGGGCGCGGCGGCTGCTCCACGTGCCCGCGTGCAGGGCCGCAGCGCTGCCGGTGGCGTAGTCGAGCACCATGGCCAGAAACCAGGCGGCCGCCAGCCAGCCTGTCCAGCCCCAGAATGCCGTCAGCGCCGCGGCGGCCGCAGAAGCAGCCGCTTTGATCGTTGTGAGTCTGTCCATTTATGTCTCCTTTGCTTCGTCGATCATCCGCTGGCAGACGATCATCGTGCGCAGCATGTCCTCCGACAGGTCGAGCCTGCCGTCCGTGCCGCCTTGGAGTGCGCCGCGGTCGATGAGCCGCTGCGCTTCCTCCCGCGCCCAGCTTGGGACTTCTTCGATCGTGTTGTACCTGATCATGTCCTCATCGTCCTCCTCATCATTTTTGTGCATCTCTGCATAAACATCCTGGCGGAACCCGTCCATGGTGTAGCCCATGCCATAGGCATTCCACAGATATTCCGGGTCTGCGTGGTTGCTCGCCACGCCGCGCCGGTGTCCCTCCGCGT